CACGATTATCTTCCGCCAGAATTTCAAATTCTGCATGATGTTGATACGCATTGATTTTTACTAGGAATTTTCTCATTTTTTCACCTTTACAAAAAAAAGGGGCCGTTTTGAGGCGGCCCCTTAATTAATTATTTATTATGCTCCTGGTGAACCAAATACACCTCTAGGGTCTGAGAATCCGAATACGTATCTCTCTCTAGCTTTGTATCTTACGTTGCCAGTATCAAAGTCACCTTCCATAGTCGTTTTGATAGGTGATCTGTTGAAATGTTTTAGACCATTTGGAACATCTGTTTTAATGAACCAAGCATCAGCATCTACTAAGTAGTGGTTTACAGTATAACCTTCTGGAACCATTCCCATGTTTTTGATTGCATTGATATCATTATCAGCTGTACCTGTTCTACCTTCAGACTTCATAAGTCTGTCAGCAGTAAATTGAAGCGCAGAAGGAATAATCATTTTCATTCCTCTAGCCGCAATTTTTAGGCCTCTTTCATCAGTGAAAGCCGCAATGTCGATTAACGCTTGTTCTAGTGAAGTTTCGTTTAAGTCAGCAGATGTTGCTAACTCATTAGAGAACGTTCCAGAAAGCGTAGGGTGAACAGCAGAACATAATTCTACTCCGTCACCGCCAGCGTATGATGAATTGAACGCATTGTTCAATACAGCCGCGCCTTTAATCTGCTTAGTGCTTGCCATTGATCTTGCTAAAGCTTTTGTATATCTAGACGCAAGTCTGTCATACAAGTTATCTTCGATCGCTTCTTCAGTGATCGCAAATGCTAAAGCAATTGTTTCGTTTGTGTAACGAGCTGTGAAAGTCTCTTGTGCATCATCATATGATACGCCTTGACCTTCAGGTTTTACAGAAGCATTTCCGAAACCACTTAACATTACTTCCTCTTCGAAAGCTCTGTCAGATGATTCTGTATCGAAAATTTCTGCAGCTTCGTTAGCATACTGTCTATACTCAAGTCCGAATAGTGCATTCAAACCTGGTTCTAACTCTTTTACGAGTTGTGCTCTTGATATTGCCATTGTTTATATACTCCTATTTCTATTAATTGAATAAAGCAGATGCTTTATTGATTACTACAACAACATCACAACCGCCAACAGTTGGATCGTTTTGATCCGGAACATTAGCATTTCTTAATAAAGTTAATGCTTTTGTTGCTGCTGCTGCCGCGTCAACGCCTAATCTTTCATCAGACATTCCGCTTATTCCAGTTGCTCCGTTGCTACCTGTGTTGAACGATGTTCCAACATCAGCTTGTGTCCAAGAATCGTTTGCTCTTATATTGTATTCCTGTTGAGGATTATCAAGTACAAAAGCAGTAACTCCTCTAGAGCCTGTGTTGTAATCAACGTCTACAGTTGTACCATTCAAAAATGAATTAGTCCAAGTAGGTTTAGATGTTGAGCCCGCTACATAATAAGCGCCATTAAAGACACCTACTAGTAAAGGACTTGCCGCATTCGTCCAGTTTGCTCCACCTGCTCCAGCATCATCTGTTGCAAGGTAAGTAGCATCTTGGATATAACCTTTTTGTGCAGCGAGTGAACCTGTTCCATCATTGATAGAAACAAAATCGCCTTTGAAAAAAGTTTTAGAAGTAACTGCTGAACCAGTAGTTGCTCCCTGACCATATATCTGGTACTCGGATTGGCCTGAAGTTGCAGGTGTTGAACCTACAGTCATTACAGGTCTTAATCCATAACCAGCTGTGCTTGTATTAGCCATAGTTATTTTCCTTTTCTTAAGTGAACCTGCCGCGTGAGCGGCCTCCAGTTCGGTTTATATTATTTTGTTGGTAAGAAATTACTAAAAGATTATTTCTTTGAACCACCAAAAGTTACACGAGTCTGCCTTTCTTGATTGATTGGCATACTTGGGTGCTGATCCTTAAGAATATCGTTATTCACTGCATCGTCCCGTGACTTAGTTTGATCTTTATAATAAGCTTCACGTTGTTGCGCGATTTCCTCTGGTATCCTAGCCAGCACTAGGCCTCCTACTCCGATAACACCAGAATATTTTCCTGTAGTCATTGATGGATAGTCTTGGTCGGGATATTCGTCAGCTCTCACTAACTCCCATCCTTCTCTAAGTTTTCCTGACATATTTTTTGTGTCATCAAAACCTAGGACTTCAACTCTAATCCATCTGTGCCTGAATCCATCAGGTGCAGGTGGTGCATCGAGTGATGAGGGTGGAGTCCAAGTTGTAGGTTTTTTAACCTTATCTCTTGTTTGACTCGCACGAGAAGTTTTTACTTTTTCATTTTCCATATGCTTATGCTCCTTCCGTGATATTTAATTGTTTCGCATATTCTTCGAGTGGCACGCCTATTCTTTTAGCAATTGCTACCTGTGATGGCGAGAGTTTCACAGTTTTTTTGCGTCCAATTGAGCTCGAACGTCTAGCTGAAGCTACATTTTGAGCAGGTCTTGCTCTTTTTGTAGTATTGTCCTCTACCTTATCAAATTTGTGCGGAAATTCAACCCTTATTCTTGAGTCAACTTCCGTATAATATTCATCTGATTTAGGATCGTAACCTTCTTCTTCTACAAGCTTTTTATGTATATCAAAAGCCGTATAAGTCATAGCAGTATCATTACCAAACCAACCATTTCTAGAAGCCCATTCTTCAGCTTTAGGATCTGATGGTAGATCGTTTGGAACGTGAGTTTGTTGAGGAGTAACATTAACCTGTTTTTCTCTAGGTTGTGCTACTTCTCTAGCTTTTAAAGCATTAATTCTAGCGGACTCGACAGATAAATTAGCTAACTGTTCTTGTGCTGCTATTTGTGCTTCAACATCTTGTGATTCAATTGCATTTTTAAGAGCCAGTTTAGCTGCTGCTAAACTAGTTGTAACTCTGCTTTCAAATTCACTCACATAGTTTTTATCTAATTTAGATAATCTTTGTTCTGCATTATTTTTTTGTTGAGTAACTGATTGAGCATATTGAACAGCTTCTTCTCTCTGTCTTTCTGCTTCTCTCATTTTACGAGTTAGTTTAGCAATTCTTTTTTGAACTCCTTCACTATATTCTTTTAACTCATCTTTTTCTTCTTTTTTTTCAAGTTTAGTTTCTCTTTCGTTTTCAAAAGATTTATCTACTTCTGGAGTAGATTCTTTAACTTGTTCAACTTCGATCTCTTCTTTTACTTCCTCTTGTTTGACCGCTTCGCCTTTATCATCTAAATCAATTTCAGCTCCAACTGTTTCGCCTACATCAATAAGATCTTCGTTCTTTTTTTCTTCTGGCATAGTTCCTTCCTATGTTAAATTAAATGAAGAACTGATTCAGGATCTTTAATGGTCCCTAACACTTCATCATCGTTTAGTATTCTCACCTCACCACCTTCTATTGGTAGTCTTGATCCTGCGTATCTAGCAAAGATCACCCAATCTCCTTTTTTGCACCAAGGCTTACCAAATTTTTCTGTATCCTTGTATGCTAAATCTCCCATCTTTAAAACATAGCCACATGTTGTAGATATTCTTGCTTTGTCTAAAGTTTCTTGGGAAAATAATATTCCACCTTTACTTTTATTTTTTGGTGTAAAAGGTAAAACTAAAATTCTATAACCAGAGGGTTCTGGTAATTCATCAACTGTATCTCCAATATTATCGGGGGATAAAGGTTCTGGTTCGGGGGGTGTATTTTTTTTTTCTTCTTCGTATTTTTCTTGAAGTGCTAATTTAATTTTTGGTGCTTCTGTCTTTTCCGTTTCCGATGTCGACGACGTTTCCTTGCTCATCTTTTTGCTCCTTCGGTTTTAGCAGGTTAGAGATATCCTGTAATGTTAATTGTATAGCGTGTGCTTGTCCTATTAAATACTTATATTTTTCCATATTGTCAACCCCTCCGGCAAGAATTGCATCGCCGATGTGTTGAAGTCTACCTTGTAATGATTTTTGAGTTTTAACTATTAATTGTATATCGTCCATTACTCTTCTCCTTCTTGTTGTTCTCGAAAATCTTCCAACACTTCAAGTTTTTCTTGAGCTGTTGCAATCTTTTCAAATTGTTTATCTACTTCATCTAAATGTTGGGGATGTTCTCCAATACCTACTGAATTTTCTAAATATATTTTTATTGTTGCATCTGCTTCGGCAATTTGAGCTTCATATCTTGCTTCTAATGCAGTGATAATTGCTTTTTTCATTGCCATGACGCAATATTAGCCATGAACCTTCCCACACTGCTGACAGACAAATTTCGTTCTATCTATTGCATCTTTTATTTTAAAAACACACTGACATCTTTTTCCAAATAGCTTGTCAATTAGTTTTTTATATAAAGCTTTTAATTTCTTCATTAGCCTCTCATTTTTTTTAAAGTTTGAGCAAGTCTTGCACGTTGGCCTAACTTACCTTTTTTCTTAGCGGCAGCGGCTAATTTTTTTGCAGGAATCTTTTTACCTTTTTTAATACCTAAAGATTTTCTTAAAGAGCCTGGTTTCTTAATTGCTTTTTGTATCCATTTGCCATCTTTAGCTTCTACTCTTCCTCCGCTAGCATATTCTACTCTACCACCATCGGCATAAATACTTTTAGCAGTTTTCCAAGGTTTAGCTGATGTTGAATCAAAATATCTAGGCATTATTTTTTCAACGCTCTTCCGAAGCCTCTTTTAGCAACACCACAACCTCTAACTCTACCACCTTTTTTGTAGCCTCTATTAAGTTCATCGTGGATTCTACCAATTTCATCTCTTCTGTTTCTATTAGAAGATTCCGCTTCGACTCTACCTAATTCTTCCATTAAGTTGTCTCGTCCTCTGTTCATATTTATTACCTATTTATCTTTCCGCTTTTTTTAGCT